GCTGGCCAGCGGCGTGTGCTCGAACGGCGGAGACCTGACGGCGGCTGCCGACCTGGCAGCCGCGGCGGCGCTGGGAGGGTAGTCCAATGAGAAACAATGCGAAAGCGACGCAGCTTGAGCTGCGGTCGGTAGATGTGTGCCCGGAGGAGGTAGAGATCCGGGAGCGCGAGGACGGTGGCGTCACCCTCAGCGGTTACGCGGCCGTCTTCGACCAGGAGACGGTGCTTTGGGACTCATTCCGGGAGGTTGTCCGCCGTGGAGCGTTCGGGCGGGCGATCCGGGAGCAGCAGGACACCGTGTGCGAGTGGGCTCATGGGCGTGGTGGCGATCTGCCGCTGGCAAGGGTCAAGGCGAAGACATTGCGGCTGAGCGAGGACGACAAGGGGTTGCGGTACGAAGCGGATCTCCCAGACACGCAGATCGCCCGCGATCTCGTGACAAGCATCAAGGCCGGGAACGTGCGGGGGTCGTCCTTCTCATTCCGTGTGCAGAAGGAGACCTGGACCGAGGCGAAGGGGGTGATGCCTCTGCGTGAACTGATCGACCTGGACCTGTTCGATGTTTCCCCCGTAACCAGGCCGCAATATGAAGGCACTTCCGTCGGTGTCAGATCCGCAGCCGACGTGTTCGAGGACTGGATCCAGTCCAGGGATGGGCAGGAGCCCGAACCCAAAGACGCCCAGTTGGAGCGGAGCGAGCAGGAGCTCGCCTTTGCCCAGGCTGAGCAGGACCAGTTCGAAGTGGAGTGCATGCTGCACCAATCCCACCAGGACAAGGAGTAGCAAATGGACATCAACGCACTGCGTCAGAAGGCCAAGGATTTGGCCAACCGGGGCAAGGAGATCCTGCAGCGGAACGGCGGGCAGCCGACCGCCGAGGACATCACCGAGCACCGGAACATCATGGAGGAGGCACGTGGCATCGGCGCTCAGATCGAAGCAGCCGTTGCCCAGCGCAACCTCGAAACGCTGTTCGAAGGTGGTCAGGCGCCGGTCACCGAACCCCCCGAGCCTGATCGTTCGAACAGGTCGCTGTCCAACTGGGCGCGCTCCGCGTCCAGGGCAATCGTGGCTGCCGGGGGCGGTATCTTCGTCCCTGACCAGTTCATCCCACAGCTCTTCGGCTACAAGCCGGAAGAGGAGCTGATCCTTCCGGGTGCCACCATCGTGCCCGGCAACCCCGAGCAGCCGGATGCCGCCGTGGAGTTTCCTTCGCTCGACCAGGCTGGCGGTGCATTCGCCGGCCTGACGGTGACCTGGATTTCCGAGGGTGATCCCAAGCCTGACACCGACATGGACTTCACGCCGATCAGGTTTGAGCCCAACGAGGTGGCCGCCACCGTCGACATCACGGACAAGCTGCTCCGCAACGCTCCCATGATCCAGCGGTACCTGGAGGAGTTCGCTCCCAAGGCTCTGCGTGCCGATCGAGATCGCCAGTTCATCGGAGCTGCCGGTGGTGGTGTCCCGCTGGGCATCAACAACATCGGCAATCCGGCGCTGCTGAGCATCCCTCGAGCCGGTGGCGGCGCCATCGCCTGGGCAGATGTGCTTGCCATGTTGCAGGCATTGGCCCCGGAGAGCGTCGGCAACGCGATCTGGATCGCATCGCAGAGCGCTCTGACCTCCCTGGCGACTCTCCAGGACGCCAACAACAACGCCATCTGGCTGCCTGGCGACATCGTTCGCGGGATTCCGGCAACGCTGTATGGCATTCCGATCCGGTTCACCGGCAAGCTTCCGGTGCTCGGGAATGCTGGTGACCTGATGCTGGTCGACCGGTCGTTCTACGGCGTCCGGCTCGGGACCAACATCACGATCGACTACTCCAAGCACGTGTTGTTCCGGAGCAACAAGACCGTGATGAAGATCTACCACACGGCTGACGGTCAGCCGCTGGTGACGTCCCCGCTGCTGCTCGAGGACGGTGTGACCACCGTGTCCCCGTTCGTCCGGTTGGCGGCGTAGTACTGAGCGAGTTGTGCGACCCCGGCGGGGTGCCTTCGGGCACCCCGTTTCGGACGAGGAGGCCTCATGCGCCTTTCTAGGGGTGTGAAGTGGGATGTGGGGCTGGTATCACGGGCCCTGAACAACACCAACGCGACCGGGCGGTTTTTTCCGCTCAACCTGGACCGTGGCGTGTGCGCTGTGCTGATCGGCGGCGCCATGGCCACGACCAAGACAACGAAGATCGAACTGTTGCAGGCGACCTCGGCGGCAGGCGCCGGCGCCAAGGGGATCCCGGCTGATGGCGCAACGCAGCAGGCGGTGGCCACGATCGCCAGTGAGACGGATGTCACCTCCGGCAACATCAACTGCGAGCTGGGCCAGAACGACGATACCTGCACCATCAACGGCATCGTCTACACGCAGAAGGCGGCCACCGATGCAACGAACCGGGAGTTCCAGAACGCCGCAGGCCTGGTGACCTGCGTCAACCACGCCACGAAGGGGGTTCCTGGTGTGACGGCTGTCGCCGCCGGCCACGACGTCTCGCTGACTGTGGATGATGCCGGCGAGGGCCTGCTCACCATCGCCACCTCCGCAGTCGCACGGCTGGTGCCATCCACCCTCCAGGCGCTGGCAGTTGTTGAGGCTGTTTCCAACCGTCTCGACCGTGCAAACGGTTTCAAGTACGTGGGTGTCAAGGTCACCACCACAGCGAACACCGTCGTCAGCGTGTTTCTGGGCAGGTTCCGGTCGCGCTACCGTCGCCGGCAGCAGATCGCCGCTTACGGCGAGTACTGATCCGAGGTGTGGTGGGGGGCGGCTCCGGTCGCCCCCACCACTTTGGGGGTCTCATGGGAAACATACTGACGCGCGTGATCATCCACCGCGGTGAGCGGAAGGTCGTGCCAGAGTCGTACGCCTTCAGCCTGGTGACCAAGGGCAAGGCGACGTACGCGGACGTAGACGAACCTGACATCGGCCGAACTGCTCCAGTCGAAACGGCTGAGCGTGCTGTGCGCGGAGAGACCACAGAGGTACGGCCTCCGGCCAAGCGAAGGACGACCAACGCAGCACCTGGTCGGGGAAATCGCCGGCGGTCGTGATGCGCAGCGTCCAGCGCACCGGAGATCCTGCTGAGGCGATGTTCACATGGGGGGAGCTCTCCGCCTGGGTATCTGGCTCCGAAGTGGATGAATCCGATCAAGACATCGCCGTGGGTGCCCTGTTGGCGGAGGTCACCGAGGATCTCGAGGACTATCTCGGCAGGACACTCATCAGCACTCCTTGGATCCTCACCCTCGACCGGGAGGATCTGGTACGCAATGCCAGCGGTGATCTGGCGCTGCGCATTCCCAGACCGCCGCTGCAGTCGGTTGAGACGGTGACGACCTACGGCGTTGCACATACCGCGGTGCCCGTGGCCGCAACGGACTTCACCGTGCTGCCTGGGGAGCACGGGCGCCTGCTCATTCCGTCAACCGTGATCAACTCGTGGCCGGAACTTCGGGAGCACTCCAGCATGGAGGTTGAGTTCACGGCCGGCTACGGGGACACGAGGGCAGATGTTCCGCGGCGGATCCAACTCGCGGTTCGTGAACTGTTCGCGTTCCACCGCCAACATCGCGGAGAGGGCTTTGTGCTGCGGCGTGTGATCACCGGCGACGCTGGCGGGGAGCAGATCTCCTACACGCCGCGCTACATCGCCAAGATCCGCGCCGCGGTGAGCCGGTACCGCGTTCAGGTGCTGGCATGAGCAAGCAGGAGCTGCTCCAGAAGTACCACGGCGGCAACTGGCGGCTCTCGGTAGATCTCACTGAGGCAATCGCAGCCACAACCAGGGCGCGGACGCAGGCCGACGGCCCTGGTCTCGAGCGAGCAGTCGCTCGGATCGCAGTGGAGATGGAGCGGCAGTCCAAAGCCTCATTCAGTCCGAAGCGAGATCCGAGAACCGGGCGCAGTTGGGCGGCGCCGGCAGACATCACGGTGCAGGATCCGCGGTTCCGGGAGCTGCTGGTGCGCACCTCGGAAATGCGGGCAGCTCTGACCGGGGCGCATCGTGTGGGGCCATCGATTGGCACAGCCAGGTTGACGATTCTTGGTGCTGGTGACGTTGTCCGCCGGGCCATGGTGCACATGTATGGCGTCAAGAGGCGGGAGCGGAGGTCCAACAGATCGTCCCGCCGGAGGCCGGGTGCGTTGATGCAGGCGAGGCAGTTCACCGGGTTCGCGCCGGGGACCATCAGAGAGGTCATGGACCGGCTGATCGAGGATATGGGGTTTGGGCCATGAGCGTCATCGGTGACCACCGCGATGCGATCCTGAGCAGGCTGCTATCTGAAATCGACGGCATCGTCCCAACGAAGCAGGCCGGGAAAAATGTTCAGGCACGAGGTCGGCGGCCGGCATCAGCGAGGGCAGTTGTTGACGTGTGGACGTCTGGAACGGCCTACGACCTGTCGGCGGAGATGCTGGCGGTTCACCAAGGAGAAACCTGGCGCTGGCTGTTTCATATCGAGTCGGCAACGGATGAGCTGGCGTTCCAGGTGCTCGAGGAGATCCGCGCTGCGCTCTGTCCGGCTGACGGTTGGTCTCCTGACCTTGAGGACAGCGGCAACCTGGAAATGGAGGACTGGGCACCGTTGGGGCAGACGGAAACAGGCTATGTCGTGTGGTGCTCGATGATCCACGACCGGTTTGAGGGGTGATGGCATGTTGAAAAAGTACACAGTGACGTACAGCGGTAGCAACCCGCGCGAAGCGATTCAGGGGCTCGGTTTGTTTGAGCGAGACGCCAGGCGCGACGTTTTACTCACAGACGCACAGGCTGCTGGTCTCAGGCGGAAGGGGTTCGAGGTGTTGGAGCCGATCGCACTGTCGCCCCCGATCGCCACCGGTACTGTCAAGAGCGTCAGGCCAGCGCCGGCCAGCAGCCGGCGACGAAAGGAGTGAGCCATGGCGAACCGTATTGGGCGCGCCATCAGCGTCGGGCTGGGATTCGAGGATTCCTACGGCGCTGGGCAGGTCGCACCGGCACTGCACATCATCGGGCGAAGCAACCTCAGGATGACGCCGGTCCGTCAACTGGATCCGACGCCCGAGGTGAGCTACGACCCGAACCCGGCGGAGCCGATCGAGGGCCCGCACTCCCTGGATGGGGAATTCGGGCAGGTGGCGTCCGCCGATGCCACGCCGTTCATGGTTGAAGCGTTCACCGGGAGCTGCCCGTTTCTCGGTTCCACCAGCCAACAGATCACCTGCAGCGGAGTGCAGGTCGACGACACCGTAACGCTCACCACGTCTGAGGGAGCTGTGGTGTTCACCGCCAAGGCCGCCGAGGACGTCGGGGCACGGGAGTTCAAGTGCGAGGACGGTGGCGGCTGGACGGACGCCGAGACCGCGACCAGCCTGCGCGCGGTGGTC